ATCCGCGGCTTCAACTGATAGAAGGTCCATTTTAATTTCTGATACATCCTCTAAATCGTGAAGCTCAAATTGAGTTACAATTGTACCATCAGGTGCCCGCATTAAAGCGGAAGATTCTGTAAAATCTTTATCTTTAAATACAACGCCACCAGCGTGAATGCCCATACCGCAAATCAATCCTTCAATACGATTTGCTACTTCCCATAATTGCGGATATTTATTCACTTCATCTATAAAAGTTATATTGGGTTTAATATCATTTTCTTCATCGCCATAATACATTTGTTTTAATGTATATGCTTGACCGCGTTCAGAAGTAATTAATGAAGAAATATATTGAGCATTATCTACGTCAATTCCTAAACCACGACATGCTGTTAGAATTGCAGATTTAGATTTTTCTAACTTAAATGTCGCAACATTGGATACACGATTTTCTCCATAGAATTTTCTTAAATGTTCTAATACTTGCGCACGTTTTATACCAGAAATATCGACATCAATATCTAATACTGACACACGAGAGGGATTCAAAACACCTTATTCCACTGTCACCAGTGGGGTAGACTATCTCTTACTCTCATAATATACTTTAAAACCAAATAAAGTTTTATTTTCGCGGGCTCTTTGTGTAATATCTTGTCTTAAAGATTTAATATTTTTTCTTTTAGAGATTCCATTATTGATAAAATATTCAGCCGCGGCAGTTGTTGTATCAAATCTTAATGTTATATCGTTTTTTATAAATAACACTGGCTAAGATTGCTGCTACGCTGGGGAAAATCTTGGAACATTATTTTCATTTAATATTTTATCTATACTTGAATGGTCACATCCAATTACTTCAGCGACTTTTCGTGCCGACTTTAAGACTAAATATTTTTCTATAATATCATCAACATCCCAGTTATATAATGGAGTTGCTCGTCCGCCTAATGTTGAATTATATCCATTAAAATAACTGTCATAGTATTCAATCCAATATTTTTCTCTTTCATCTAATAACTCATTTGGAACCTCTTCTATTTGCTCGCAAACAAAATTATCAATTCCATATTTATTAAATGCCTTATATAAAACTATTTGAGAAAAATAAGATTTATTACTATTATTTTTATGTTGTTGAAATCTTTTTTCAACAGTCTTTACAGTTTGCCCAATATAAATTTTATTATCTACTTTATTTGTAATTTTATAAATATATCCCATAATATTCACCTCTATAATATTATGAGAGCCTTCGCACTTCGAGCGGTAGCATCTCCGCCCTACTTCCTTCCGGAATAGTCGTTACACCTTCAACATATCCTTGGCTCTCCAATGATATGTGCTTGGCACGGTATTACCTTCTATTATTTTCTTCTTTTTTTAAATTTTTTAAGGCTTCACCGTTAGCAAGATTTCTCTTACACCGTTTGCTAAACGTTCACGAAGTTTTTTGTATCTATGTCACCATAGATAGGAGGCCTTTGAATGAATTGACCTCCATGGATATGTGGCAGTTTTTTCTCGTAAACAATTGATTTGAATAATATCTAATGCATATAAAAGTAAAAACCCACCGCCGGAACCACGTGCTGGCATAACTAATGTTCCTGCGTTCCAACATTCATCAATAATTTTTTGAAGATTTAAAAAGTAAGCCGACCAGCGAGCATTATTTACTTCACTTGAAGTCCAAGTCATTTCAAGACATTCATTAAGTGCATCATATGCTTTTTGATTTTGTAAATCTTTATGCTCTTTAATTCCCGCAATTAATGCAAGAGCTAACATATTATCAGCATAATGCGGAGATTGAAAAAATTTTTTTATCGCTGGAATATATAAGCTCCAATCTACTTGTTCATGAAATTCTACGTCAGGGAAATTACGCCAAGGAAGTTGAGGAATTTCCAATGGCTTTAGAATACTAAAATCTTCACATTTATCTTTTATTTCTCTAATGGTTTTATATGCTGCTTCAATTTGTTCTTCTGTTAAATATTGAAAGAATGAACGAATTTCTTCATCAGTCATCATATATGTTGTTTCATAAAAACTTTTTACTTCACGCTCACCATCTTGAGCATTTAAAAATGTTTCATGAATAAACGCATCTTCTGGCCGCAAATAATGACTATCGGTTGTGATAATGTATGGAATATTTAATTCTTCACTAATTTTTAATAATTGCTTATTTACGAATACTTGTTCTTTCCCATTAGAAGGTTGCATTTCTAAATAAAAATTTTCAACACCGAAAATATTCTGAATATATAAACACCAATTTTTTGCTGTTTCATACAATTGAATATCTCCAGTATCCATATATTGTAAAAGAAATTTATCTAATTGAGAACCTAAACAAGCCGATGAAGCAATCAAATGCCCTGGGTTTGTTCCTACAATTTCTTTTAAATCTTTATAATAAGTTGGGCGCCGGCGTAATCTACGACTAATATATGAGCGTTTCCAAGCTCTTGTAGATAATTTACAAATTTGATGATACCCTTCTAAATCTTTACATAGAAGAATAAAGTGAAAATATTTATCACGAGTTTTATCAAAATTTTTAGCATTTAAATCATTTCGTGTTAAATAAATTTCATTACCACGAATAAGTTTAAAATTTGGATTTTGTTCTTTAATTTTCTTATAATATTTTTCTGCTTTAATATAACTTGAAATAGTTTCATGATCAGTTATAGCAACACATTCATGCCCTAACTGAATTGCTGTATCAATTAGGGCACTTACTTTATTTATACAATCTCGTAAAGTTTCATTACTATAATCAGTGTGGTTATGTAATGAACCTGGGTAATTACTCACATAATCACCTCTTTCTCTATTATTCTATAATAATTATAGCATAAATTTAATAATTTGTCAATTTCTAGTATTCAATGCATATGAGCCATATAGTCCCACTCAATCTAATCATGTAGTTCTTCTTCTGCTTTTTCTGCTTCCGAAACTATATCATATAATTTATACTCTTTTCGACATAGCCGTAAATAATATCCATATTCGCGTGGATAATGACATTGCTCATTACTATGAAAACAATATTCATGATCAAATGGGCAAGAATAAGTATCTTGATCGTCGTTAGGATCGGTATAAGCAAAAATACAATCGGTACAAATCATTATTTTTCTCCTCTTCTTTAGGCTTCTAAATAGTAATGCACGCCGCGTTTAAATATGACCGCATTACTGGGCAACATTTTTCATATTTACACTCTTCACATTTAAGAAATTTCATCTTCTTTCTCCTTATGGCTTTTACATATTGATCTACTATCTATTTCAACTTTCCATAATTTACAAAAGTCATAATACCAATTATAATATATACAAGTATCACAGCACTTTTTCTTAGAACTCATATTTATTACTATCCTCTTCAAATTGATAGTCATCACAAAATAATTGAATTGAAGTTCTACCCGCAAACGTATTTAAATTCGCACGTCCATATACTGTTAAAGTTTTAGTACGATTATTTATTACTTCTTCTACAAAATTAGCATCTTTAAATCGTACATAATCAACGCCATTAAAAGAAATTTTTATACTATCTTTATTAGTTCCCATAGCCATAATATTGGCTAAAGAAATATTAGTTATTACAAATTTAATTTCATCAATATGATTTCCAAAAAATTCTGGATATGAAGCCAAAGAAACTAATAAATCTACATTGTTTTTTCTTCCATCTAAAATGTAATCAACTGTATAACAATTTTCAAAATCTGACGCATTTAATTTAGTATTGGCATATTTTAATAAATCATTAACTTTATTTCCTTTTATTCCCCAGCCTGCTGCAGCATCATGACCGGCAACATATGTCATTAAACCACTTTGCTCAAGAAATGCTTTAAAACTTGGAAGTCCAGCAAAATTACCATCACTTCTAATACTTCCTTGAATTTCATTTTTACTATTGCGGCGGCCAATCATACACGGTTTATGATATTTAGATACAATCGCCATTGCGACTAAACCAGTTAATTCTTGAGGAATATTATCATCATCATCTAATTCTACTAAAATAATATTATTATCTAATAGTTCATTTTTTTGAATTTTAAAATCAATTAAATCAATTGCTTTTTCTTTTAGTTTATCTTGACGCGCTTTAGCATTTTTTCCAACTCTTGCTGTCTATTCAGCCGCGGTTTCTATTTCTCCTGGCTTTGCTCCACGTTTTGTACTTTGTAAAGGTCTGTCTGGCTCAATAAAACAATAGAACATAGCTTCTTTTTCTTGAAGAGAACCTACACGAGTAATGGCATTAATTAATGGAGCGATATAAAAAGCAATATCAATTGGAGTAAGACCATCCCAAGGATATATAGCCTTTTCTTTTAAAGAATAAGACTGTGCGGCTAACAGAGTTTGAAATCCTTTATTATTTATATAAGACAACCCTTCTAACATTAAATAATTAGTTTCTACATTAGTTCTATCCATTACGTCGGCGATTTCACCTAAAGCAACCAAATCTAAATAATTATGAGATAATTCAACTCCAAGTATGTCATCTAATACCTCACAAAATTTATATACCACGCCAGCACCGCACAATGATTTATTATTATATTTTTTTGAAAGTTGATTATTTATAATAATTGTATTAGGGGCGGTAGAAATTACTGGATTTCCATTATCATCATATAATTGTTCGTGATGGTCTAGTACTAAACAATCAATTCCTAAATCAGCTAATCGTTGATGTTCATTTACATCATAACTAGCACTATCAGGACAAATAACTAAATTATAGATAGGATTATCTTCAATTATATCAATCATATCACTAAGGCCATGCTGTTTATGTTCATGGACTTTAAAACTTAAATTAGCATTTGGAAAAATACTTTTACAGTATAGCCATAAAATTGAAGAACTTGTAAATCCATCAGCGTCAGCATCTACTATAAATAAAATATAATTATTTTCTCTTAAATGTTTTAATAATAATTCTGCCGCGGCTTCAATATTATCTAAATCATATGGATTTAATTCACATGAAAAACTTGGCTGTAAAAATTTTTCAATATCTGTTACTCCCCTATCTTTTAAAATATCTGATAGGGCTAGTTCTGGATTAGTTGTATAATTATTTCTTAACTTATATTTCATATTATATTGTTACTCCTTTAATTAAGAAAACCTTCTTCTTTTTGTTCTGCCGCAGCTTGTACTATCGTTAATAATTCAGAAAGTTCATGATGTTTTAAAAATTCTTTTATTTCATCCATTACGTTATCCCATTCATAATTATTATAATAACTCATATATATTACCTCACTTTTATTCTATTTTTATATAAATAAGCAAATATATCTTTTCCTTTATCAAATGGAGAATCTTTTTCATTTAATAAATTTTCATAATCCCATATATATGAAAAGTTGGCTTGATTTTTATATTTATGACAAAGTTCTAAAATCTTTTTCTTATATTGTTTAGCTTTGTCATCTCGCCAATCTTGATACTCTTTATCTAATGCTACCACAATTTCTTCCGCTTCTAAAATATCTGTTAATAAACTAATATGATATTTATTGAATGAAGAGCCGCAACAGGCCACAGTATTACTTAAATCTCCATAATATCCTTCATCCAACATAACTGATTTTTCTGCTTCAGCAATAATAGCAATATGACGTTTATTTATACCTTCTTTATGTTCATGAATACCATATAAATTAAATTGTAATGGATGGGCATATATAGTTTTTCCAATTTGTATAGGACGATATTTTCCAAATTCTTCAGCTTCTTTTTTATCTATTGTTCTGCCGCGAATGCCCACTAATCT